AAGGTACAATATACGGTTGCAATGCACTGTATAGAGAGTTTGATCCTGACTATCTAGTTGCAGTTGACACTAAAATGATTTTAGAAATTAATAAAGCTGGGTATCAGCATAGTAATTCAGTTTGGACTAATCCTAATAAAGCATATTCTAAATTTACAGGTTTTAATTATTTTAATCCTAGTAAAGGCTGGAGTAGCGGACCAACAGCATTAAATCTTGCAAGTGATCATAATAACGATACTATGTACATACTAGGATTTGATTATATAGGTATAGACGACAAAGTTAATAACATATATTCAAGCACCTACAATTATAAAAAAGTTAATGAGCGTGCCACATTTCACGGCAATTGGCTTAAACAAACTACAATAATATGTCAAAAATTTTCTAAAAAGAGATATATAAGAGTGTTAGGAGACAATCCTTTTATACCTAAAGAGTTTGCATCATTGAGCAACTTATCACACATTACAGTCGAAGAATTTAAAAATATCTTCGACATTTTGTAATTATTTCTATTTTGGCTCGTTTTGAGCCTATATATACCCACTTTTCTGATATATAAGTAAATACACATGACAGCCTTACCATAGGTACAACATTTATTAGGAGAATGAAAAAATGGCAGATCTATCTAAATTTGAGCAAATGCTCGAGCTTCTAATCAACGAAGATAAAGAAGCAGCACAAGAATTGTTTCACGAGATTGTAGTTGAAAAATCTCGTGATATTTACGAATCACTACTAGAAGACGAAGATGAAATTGAAGAAGATTCAGACGAAGAAGTAAGTGAAGACGACGAAGAAGTCGATGAAGCAGCTGATGAAGAAGTTGACGAGTCAGACGAAGACCTAGAAGAAGGTTTTAGCCTAGACGAGTTTGAAGTAGAAGCTGATGACGAAGTAGGCGGCGACGCAACCGACGACATGATGGGCGACCTAGGTATGGACGACGAAGAAGGCGGCGACGAAGAAGGCGACGAAGAAGGCGAAGGCGATGTTGAAGATCGTGTTGAAGACCTAGAAGACGCACTCGACGATCTTAAAGCAGAATTTGAAAAAATGATGGCTGGCGATGATGCAGGCGATGACGAAGCTGATGACGAAGAAGGCGAAGAAGCCGACGACATGGGCATGGATATGGGCGACGAAGAAGAAGCTCCAGAAGAAGAGTCATTCCAAGCAACAGTTACACCTTTAACAGCAGGCGAGCAAATGCGCGAGTATGTTGAAAAAGTATCACCAAAAATGGGTGACAACGGTGCAAACACAACGTCGACTCTAGCTAAGCCAAACAGTATGGGCGGCACAACTGCTAATATCGCAAAAGGCGGTACAGCAGATACTAAAGGAACAGCTGGTGGTTTAGCAAGTAACAAACCACAAGCAATGAATACCAAGAACGTAAATGTTGTTGGTGCAAAAGGCGCGACAAAGATGTCAAGCCAACCTGGTCACGGCGCTGAGAAAAAGGGCAAGCCAGAGACTGCTGCTAATACCAAAAGTACTATCGGCAAATAAGTTAGGAAGTTTGAATGAAAAACTTACGAGAACACCTAAGTTTCGACCAAGCGAAAATAATCGTTGAGTCTGCTAACGAAGGAAAAGACTTGTACATGAAAGGAATCATGATACAAGGCGGAGTACGCAACGCTAACCAGCGTGTGTATCCTGTAAATGAAATTGGCAGGGCTGTCAAAACTCTCAGCGAGCAAATCGAGGGTGGATACAGTGTACTCGGAGAAGTTGATCATCCAGAAGGTCTTAATATTAACTTGGATCGTGTAAGTCATATGATCAGCGAATGCTGGATGGATGGCCCAAACGGTTACGGAAAATTAAAAATCTTACCAACACCTATGGGAAACCTAGTTAGCGTCATGATTCAAAATGGCGTGAAACTAGGTGTTTCATCACGTGGATCAGGTAATGTTAGTGAAGACGGTAGCGGCAACGTTAGCGACTTTGAAATTATAACAGTGGACGTTGTGGCACAGCCTAGCGCCCCTGGAGCATATCCTACTGCAATCTACGAGCATTTAATGAATGCTCGTGGTGGTATGAAGGCATATGAATTAGCACAGGCAACCAGAAACGACACAAAGGCACAAAAGTATCTCAAGGAATCGCTGATTAACATAATCAGCAAGCTCCAATAAACTAGGAGAATGGTATGATAGATGCACTGAAAACACTCTTTGAAAACGATGTAGTTACAACTGAGGTCAGAGCCGAAATTGAACAAGCGTGGCAAATTAAAATTGACGAAAACAAAATGCAGGCAACTGCTGAGTTACGTGAAGAATTTGCACAGAAGTACGAGCACGATAAATCAACTATGGTTGAAGCTATCGATGCAATGCTTTCTGAGCGTCTTGCAGAAGAAATTGCAGAGTTTGCAGAAGATCGCAAACAACTAGCAGAAGCAAAAGCAAAATATGCTGTTGCGATGCGTGAAAATGCAAGTCTACTAAAAGGATTTGTAGTTGAACAACTACAAAAAGAAGTTCAAGAATTACGTACAGACAAGAAAGCAATGGCTGAAAACTATGCCAAGCTAGAAGAGTTTGTAGTAGAAGCTTTGTCAGGTGAAATTGCAGAATTTAACGAAGACAAAAAAGACTTAGCTGAAACAAAAGTACGTTTAGTACGTGAAGCTAAATCACACTTCGCTAAAGTTAAAGCTAACTTTATCGAAAGAAGTGCTACAGCAGTATCTGAAATGGTCGGCAAATCACTAAAAGGTGAAATTGCTGCACTAAAAGAAGATATTGACACAGCACGTAGCAACGACTTTGGTCGTAAAATATTTGAAGCATTTGCTTCTGAGTATGGTACTAGCTATCTAAATGAAAACTCAGAAACCGCTAAGTTACTAAAAGTAATATCAATAAAAGATAAACAACTTTCAGAAGCTAAAGTGTTTGCAACAAAAGCAAAACAACTTGCAGAATCAGCTACTGTTGAAAAACAGAAATTAGTAGAAGCTGCAACACGTAACAATTTAATGAACGAACTGATTGCGCCATTAAGCAAAGATCAACGTGAAATTATGAAAGACTTACTGGAAACAACTCAAACTGTAAAGCTACGCTCACAGTTTGCAAAGTACTTACCGACTGTTATCGAAGGTAATACTAGTCCAGCCAAGCGCAAGGCACAATTAAATGAAGGCACTGAAATTACAGGCAATCGAACAGAAACTAAAATTAGTAGTAAAGCAGATGATGACAACGTCGTTGACATCCGTCGTCTAGCTGGATTAAATTAAGGAGATAATTATGTCAGAACTACTCGAGTCACGCTGGCAGGATACCAAAGCAGCACTTTTAGAAGGCCTTACAGGCAACAAAAAGGCTGTTATGGGCGCAACACTGGAAAATACACGCAAGTATTTGTCAGAGTCAGCAACTGCAGGAGCTACATCCGCAGGTAATGTTGCAACACTTAACCGTGTTATTCTACCCGTCATCAGACGTGTTATGCCAACCGTTATTGCTAACGAATTAGTTGGTGTTCAGCCTATGACAGGCCCTGTGGGTCAAATCCACACACTACGTGTTCGCTATAGCGACACAGCAGGTACAGGCGCATCAGGCGCAGTAGCTGGTGAAGAGGCGTTAAGCCCATTCAAAATTGCTGAAGCATATTCAGGCAACACAACTACTGCTAAAGCTGCATCAACTGCTGCTCTAGAAGGTGCTGCTGGTAATAGACTAAGCATCCAAATCTTGAAGCAAACTGTAGAAGCCAAAACACGCAAACTAAGCGCACGTTGGACTTTTGAAGCTGCTCAAGATGCACAGTCAATGCACGGTATTGATGTTGAAGCAGAAATCATGGCAGCTCTTGCACAAGAGATTACTGCTGAGATTGACCAAGAAGTATTATCATCACTGAACACACTTGCTGGTACTGCTGTTTCAGAGTACAACCAAGCAACTGTAAGTGGTACTGCTACTTTCGTTGGTGACGAGCATGCAGCTCTTGCTGTTCTAATCAACCGTGAGTCAAACAAAATTGCACAACGTACACGTCGTGGTGCTGGTAACTGGGCTGTTGTATCGCCATTCGCGTTAACAATCCTACAATCAGCTACAACTTCAGCGTTTGCACGTACAACTGAAGGTACATTTGAAGCACCAACTAACACTAAAATGGTTGGTACATTGAACAATGCTATGAAAGTATATGTTAACACATATGCAGCAGATAGTACTGACGTACTTATTGGCTACAAAGGCGCTAGCGAATCAGATGCAGCGGCATTCTATTGCCCATACATCCCGCTAATGTCTTCAGGCGTTGTACTTGACCCGGGTACATTTGAACCAACTGTGTCATTCATGACACGTTATGGTTATGTTGAGCTAAACAACACAGCATCGTCACTTGGCAATGCTGCTGATTACCTAAGCAAAGTCGGAATGACAGCTTGGGCAAACGTATCGTTCCAGTAATTAGTTACTGAAATATAAAATAGGCCCTCCGGGGCCTATTTTTGTGACTTCAGTTTCGTAATAATTAGAAAGTGATAAATACTAATGTCGATAATCGTGCCGCATATAGCGGACTTATGCAGAAATGACCCACTGCGTAAACCTAGAACGTTTTAAAGGAGAAAACAAATGGGAAGACCACTAAACAAAAGATTTTTCGGAACACCAACAAATGCTGGCGCCGAAATTAAAGTACAGTTTCACAACGGAGCTGGATCAGTAAACGGCTGGATCGTTAAGCAACTTGGAAGTAAGAAATTCCGTTGCACCGACGGCACAGAAACAAAAGATTGTTTCTTAGTAGACAAACTTACTGGAGCAATTGCTGCTGGCGAAATGAGTATTACAGTTAAAGACGATGCAGGCGCTGCAAAGCAAGTTATTAAAATTGCAGGACGCAAAGTAACACTTGACACAGGCGAAAGCATTGCTTGGAACATGTCAGAATCAGCAGCAGACGGCGCTGTTGAAATGGAAGAAGCAGGCGGCTATCCAGTTATTTCAGTTACAGCAATGGTTGCTGGTGTTGAATACATTATTGTAACAACAGGCAATACTGTTTGGAATGACTTTGGCGGCAGCGGCGCCCCAGTAGTTGGCGAAATATTTGTTGCTAATAACGCAGGTACAGGAACTGGTACTGTTAGAATTGCGCCAGATGACTTTGAAGGCGACGAGTAATATTAGTTATGGGGGATTAAGTTCCCCCATTACTTTTTACATAGGATAAAAGAATGTCAAAGTTTTTAAATGTACCAAATGGTAATTATTACATATCAGTACAGGATGGCGGAAGAATTACGCTCGATACTGGAACTGACGAGTTTGGTGCTCCTGTCGGCGAAGTTAGAATTACCGGAAATTTAACTGTACAAGGTGAAACTACTACAGTTAAATCTACAATAACTACAATTGCTGATAATATTATTACTGTAAACGCAGGTGAAACTGGCGGCTCAGGTATTACTCTTGATACTGCTGGTATTATGATAGATCGTGGACAAGCAGGTGGCGGTCTTTCAAATGCATATATAGTATTTGACGAAAATGTTGTTTGGCGAGATCCTAATACAGAAACTATGATCACAGGCGGATTTGTATTTAAAAACGATTCAGGGTCATTAGTAGGTATTAGATCTAATTCAATCAGCACAGGCGGCGGCGACCTTTATTTAATTAATACAGGCTCTGGCGTTATTAGTGTCACTGGAACAACAAATTACGAAGATAATGTAACAGACGACGATCATGTTCCAAATAAACTGTATGTTGATAACGCAATCGACACTGCATTTGCTACTGTGTTCTTACGTCAAATTGGCGACGGCACAGAAACAATTAGTAGTATTACTATCGACGACGAAGAAACTACTGGGTTAAATAGTGTTATCACATTTAGCGTCGATGGACAAGTTGTTTCAAACTTGTATGCAGACAGATGGGAATTTGATGAAATCCGTATCGCTGGAACAACTATTGAAACATTGTCAAGCAATGAAGATTTAATTTTAAGAGCTGCAGGTGCAGGGTCGGTAAAGATAGAAGATACACTACATATAACAAGTGTTCCGGATTTAGACGACATTGTTTCTTTAAATCCGTTATTGCCGACAGCACCTACAAATGGGGCAAAGATTTATATATCAGACCAATATAGCGGAAAGACTGGAATATATTTCATTAATGCTGAAAATAATAGAGACGAATTAGTAAGTAAAAATAGAGCATTGCTTTTTAGCATGCTATTTTAAGGAATAAAAAATGGCTATTAAAAATGCACAATTAACAACAACTACAACTTATATTCTAGACCCGTCTGGAGTTAATGACCCAGTCGGAGCAGTTCCAGCAGGAAAAACATATGCAGTTACTAATATTTTAGTTTGCAATAGTAGTTTAACAACTGCTGCAAGTTTTGATATGCACTTAGTCCCACAAGGAATACCATTAAGCAACTCAGTAACATGTGTGGTAAGAAATTTAGAACTACCGGCAGGCGAAACGTTTACATTTGATAGTGAGAGAATTGTACTTGAAACAGGTGATGCAATTGTATTTGTTGCCGAACCTGATTCGGGCGCAGGATTAACGACTCTTGCTGCAACAGTAAGCTATTTGGAAGTTTAATAATGAGATTACTAAAGCGTCAAACTACTAACTTAAGAAGTATCGCAGGCAAGGGTGTGCAATACGATGTTAACGATCAAGTTATTGTTGACAGTAGTAATTCTATGCGTTTGCCTACTGGTATTACAGCAGTTCGTCCAGGCGAAACAGGTGTTAGTACTAGTGCATCAAACGGTCAAATAAGATATAATATAACTACTAATGAATTAGAATCTTTTCAGGACGGTGCGTGGAGAAACTTACGCTTTAAAGAACCAAATAGAAATCCAGGAATTATTTGGCAAAACTTAGGTGTAGGTGATGCAGTTGAAACAGTATTTGGTGAATTAGATAGTCAAGATAGTGATTACATTGCCCCAGCAGATGCTAGAAACATCTTAGTTCTTATTGAAAACGTTTTACAACTTCCTACAACAAACTATACAATTCAGCAAACAGCATGGGTTAATAATGTAGCAAACGGTCAGCCTAATGCAGGAAGCTACGTTGAAAGTGGTAGCGGCTGGTGGCTAGTATTTACAAGTGAAGTGCCACTAGGCAAACCGGTTACGGTAGTACATAATCTCGACAAGTAAATCCAATAAATACATTAGTATTGAGGAGCAATTAACATGTCTGAATCACAAAATGGTAGAATTGGCGGCGGCGTATTAGCCGATAATTTATTACGCCAGGGTGTAAATCTATCATTTGAAACTGATTTATTATATCTAGATGTAAATTCTCAACGCATTGGTATTAATACTGATTCACCAGGAGATGCATTATCTGTTTCAACACTTATACAAACTACTGGTCTAGTAGGAACATATGCAAATGTTGCAACCTTTGAATTAGATACAAGTAGAATCAATAATATCTCAGGTGATATAAATTTAAATGCAGCAAATGAAATATTTGCAACTGCAATTGCAACTGAAGATTTAAAAATAGACTTTAACAGAATTAGTACAACAACTAATAATACAAATATAGATATTAGGCCCGACGGCATCGGTGTAGTTAATATTAGAAGTAATTGGAATATATCAGGAAATTTACATTCTACTGGTAATATAACATTCAGCGGCAACTTAGTACTAGGTGATTCAGACGAAGACAGTGTAACGTTTGAATCTGATGTTAATAGCGATTTAGTTCCAGACCAAACTAATGTTAGTGCTTTAGGTTCTGCTACAAAACAATGGCGGGCTATCTATAGTGATCTATTAAATGGGCTGCGTATTGAATTAGATTCAATTACTGTTAATGATACAAGTTTAGTAACCCGTCAGGGTAATATGTTTTATGTTAGTACACTTGGTAGTGATACTAATGTAGGCGATCATCAACACGGTGCGTTCCGTACACTAAAACACGCACTTGCACAAAGTGATGGTAGCACGTCCGGGCCTACTGCTATACATATATTTCCTGGAGAATACGAAGAAGAATTTCCGTTAACTGTTCCTTCGCATGTAAGTATAACAGGCGAAGATATAAGAAACACAATTATTAAACCTACACTTGCAACAAAGTACAACAATGCATTTTTAGTAGAAGACAGTGTTACTATTGAAAATATTACTATTAAAGATTTTTATAATAGCTCAACACTTGAAATTGCTTCATCTGATGTAATTGATAACCCAAGTGCCGTCGGCGGCGATTGGTTTGGCCGGGCAGTTGCAGTAGACGGTGACTATGCTATCGTTGGTGCTTATCGAGAAGATGCTGTTGGTTATAACGATTCAGGTAAAGCATATATCTACAACGTAACTACAGGAGCATTAGTTCATACACTAGATAACCCTAATACAGGTGATGCTCTTAGTGATGAGTTTGGCTACTCAGTTGCAATATCAAGTAACTATGCTATCGTTGGTGCTCGAAGAACGGATGATGCAGGTGGTAGTGAATCAGGTAAAGCATATATCTTTAATGTTACCACCGGTGCTCTAGTTCATACACTAGATAATCCCAATCGTTATAGCACAAGTGCAGGTGATGAGTTTGGCTACTCAGTTGCAATATCTGGTAATTACGCTATTGTTGGTTCGTCACTTGACGGCACCGCCGGTACAATATTTGAGGAATCAGGTGTCGCATATATTTTTAATGTTACAACAGGAGCATTAGTTCATACACTAGATAATCCTAGTAGTCTTAAACAATTTGATTTATTTGGTTACTCAGTTGCAATAGATGGCAACTATGCAATTGTTGGTGCCATCGGTGAAGAAGATGCTGGTGGCACATATTCAGGTAAAGCATATATCTACGATGTTACAACTGGCGCTCTATTACACACACTAGATAATCCAACTGCATTTACAAGTCAGAGTGATCAATTTGGTGGTTCGGTTGCAATTTCAGGAAATTATGCGATTGTCGGAGCAAAGTATGCAGATGATGCTGGTGGTAATAATTCAGGTAACGCATATATCTTTAATGTTACTACTGGTGCGTTAGTTCATATTTTAGATAATCCAAATGATTATGGCACAGGTACTAGTGATAACTTTGGTCAATCAGTTGCAATATCTGGTAATTACGCTATTGTAGGTGCCTGGCAGGAAGATGATGGCGGAACTGGACTAGGAACGCAAGGCGGAACTGGTCTTAGTTCAGGTAAGGCATATATCTTCAATGTAGTTACCGGAGATCTATTACAAACACTAGATAATCCTAATGCTTATAATACAAGTGCTAGTGATTTCTTTGGTTACGCAGTTGCTATATCGGGCGAGCATGTTATTGTTGGTGTTCCGCTCGAAGATGTTCTTGGCAGCAGCAGCAACGGCAAAGCATACACTTACAATTTATTAATTACAGAAGAAGACAGATATGCATTCCGTTTTACTCCAGGCGGATTAGTAAACACCCGTAGTCCGTATATTAGAAATGTTAGTGTTATTACAAAAGGTAGTATAATCAGTGCAGATGATCCAAGAGGGTTTAATGCAGGCAATGCAGGCGGCGGAGCATATATAGATGGATCAGTTTTAGACAGTTCAAGTTTAGAAGCTAGCATGTTGTTTCACAGCGTAACTTTTATTACACCCGGTGTTGATTGCATTACAATGACTAACGGTGTTAGAGTAGAATGGCTAAACAGTTTTACATACTTTGCAAACAGAGGATTGTATGCTACTCAAGGCATAACTGGTAAAGTAATGCCAGACACATCTACTCGTTACGGAGCAGAACTTCGATCAATTGGTTCGGCATGTGTTTATGGCAACTATGGTGCAGTAGCAGACGGTGCTAATACATTAATGTATCTAGTAGGACATAATTTTGGATACGTAGGTGTCGGTGCTAACACATCTAATGATAACACCTTAAGTGTTCAAAGTCAAGAAACAACTCAATTAAATTTAGGAAAAATTTATTATACGTCAACTAACGAAAATGGTACTTTTAAAGTAGGCGATGCGTTTTTTGTAGATTTTGAAACCGGAATAACTAGCATTGATGCAAGTGCGGTTAACTTCAGTGGTGTTAGTAACATTACTATTCAAAATGGTTTAGATGTTACATACATCGACGGTAGTAGAGTCGACACTGGTAATATTAGAATTAGTGGAAACACTATTGATACACTAGACGGTCCTTTAATATTATCATCAGTAACTGAATTGTTTAATATTGATACTAATCCTGGATTAGTAGTTGCTAAAGGTACTACACTACAACAGTCGAATATTTCTTCAGATATAAGATATAATACAAATACAAATATATTTGAAGGATACAGTACTGGCGGAATAAGTTTTGGCGGAATATATTCAACTGATAGACAAACAAATATACTTGCACATCCTACAAATAATACTTTATTGTTTAGAGCAGATAATATACAAACAGCAGAAGTACATCATTATGGTTTAAAATTAAACGGTTTACTAAACAACGATATATTCTTTAATAATAACTCTATTGTTAGTACACTGTCAAATTCAGATATTGAATTACGCCGTAGTGATGATGCTGTATTAAATATTTTTGACATTGACGTTCTTGATAATACGCTTACAAACAAAACAAATAATGCATTAGTTATAGCTAATACAGGTCGAGGATATGCTAAATTTAATGCTACTACAGGTTTAGTAATACCATACGGAACAACTGCTGAACGTCCGGGGTCACCACAAGTAGGTGATACTAGGTGGAATACTGAGTTAGAAATTTTAGAAGTTTTTTCGGGTGTTTTTTGGCAACGGGCTGCTGGTGAAGGCGAAAGTGTAACAGAAGATGTTCTTAAAGAACTTGTTGATATATACACCCTTGTATTGGGATAATCCTTAAAAACGATAAATAGTATTAATGGGGGCATAAGTTGACCAACTCCCCCAGATCAAACTGTGGGCACCAGCAAAGAGCGCAAGCTGAAAATTTGGTGAGAGGGACAGGATCCCCGTATTAAGGAGCAACGATGGCTATTGGTCGTATTAGTGGTCCGCTCTTAAAAGCAAACTTGCTCCGTCAAGGGGTACCGCTAGCTTTTGAGAATGACCTACTTTACTTGGATGTTAATAACAGCCGAATTGGTATAAACACCAGTAATCCTCAATACGACTTAGACGTATCCGGAACTACACGATCAACTGGATTAGAAGTTAGTAACTTTGCTAACATTGCAGATATTACCATTTCAGGTAATACTATACAAACTTCACAACCAAGACTAACATTAGGTACAGCAGACAACGTTGTTTATCAAAATAAATTAATTGTTGATAGTTTTGATATTGAAGGTAATACAATATCAACTAATGCAACTAATGCTAATATTGAACTTGCTCCAAACGGAACTGGCTCTGTAGAAATCTTTAGTAATACAAATGTATATGGTAATATTGTTGCAACAGGCAACATTACTGCTGACGGTAACATCACCATTGGCGATGCAGATACAGATAATGTTACATTTAATGCAGAAATTGCAAGTAATATTATTCCAGATGTAAATTCAACATATGACTTAGGGTCAGCTGATAAAATTTGGAAAGACATTTATACTGAAAACTTTTATGCAGGTACGGTCTCTGCATTAGCGTTAACTGTTGACGGCGTTGATTTAGCACTTCGTCAAGGAAACATATGGTATGTTTCAGAAAACGGTGACGACTCGTATAGTGGCGATCACCCTAATGATACGTTTGGTACACTGAAGTATGCCCTAACACAAGCAACCAGCGGCGACACTGTACACATTTACCCAGGTGTGTATCAAGAAGAATTTCCAATGACTGTTCCTATAGGCGTTACTGTAAAAGGCCACAGCATAAGAAGCGTTAACATTACACCAACGCCTGCTACACAAAGCAATGATGCGTTTTTATTAAATGGCGAAGTTACCATTGAAGATATAACTGTTAAAGATTTCTATACAGGATACGCATTTAAATTTGCACCAAATTTTAAAGTAACAACACGCAGTCCTTACATTAGAAACGTAAGTGTTATTACAAGAGGATCAGTTACAAGTGCAGGCGACCCCAACGGATTTGATGCCGGTGATGCCGGTAAAGGTGCATACTTAGACGGCGCAGTAGCACTATCAACTTCAAACGAAGCAAGTTGTTTATTCCATTCGGTAACATTTATTACCCCAGGTGTTGATGCAATTACAATGACTAATGGTGTTAGAGTAGAATGGCTTAACAGCTTTACATACTTTGCTAACCGTGGCCTTTATGCATTTGATGGTGCAACAGGATTAAAGGGCGCAGGCAAGACGAATGTTAGAGTTAGCGGATTAACTGGTACAATTGTTAACGGAAATACATTTAGTTATTACGATACAGACGGACTAACAGTTCTTGCAACTGGAACTATCAACGGTGTTGACACCGATGGTAAATTTTATGTTAATGGAAATTTAACAGGGTTAGAAGTTGCTGCAACACGTGGCGGCAAAACTGTTTCGTTATCTGGCGATGCTGCATTAAGTACTACACAAAAAAAATACGGCTCTGCAAGTTTATTATTAGACGGCACTGGGGATTATTTAACCATACCCTCAACTGACGATTTTGGCTTTGGTACTGGTGACTTTACAGTTGAAGGATATTTTAGATTTAATAGTGTAGCTGCTACACAAAACTTATTTGATTTTAGAGCAGGAGCTGCTTCAGATGTTGCACCAGTAGTGTATATCAATGCTGGTGGACAATTACGGTACTATTCTTATAATGCAGATAGAATTACTGGCGCTACACTTACAACTGGTATATGGTATCACATTGCAGTAAGTAGAAGCGGCACAACAACAAGAATGTTTGTAAATGGTGTACTTCAGGGTGCATGGAGTGCAGCAACTGACTATGGTGTTGCAAAACCTTTAAGAGTAGGTGCAGACTGGAACACCGCAAATACAGTTAACGGTTATGTTGATGAAGTTAGAATTAGCAAAGGTATTGCAAGATACACCGCAGCATTTGGTGCGTTAGTAGCAGCGTTTGTTAGTGATGTATATACACAGTTGCTACTACACCTTGACGGATTAGATACAAGTACAACAATAGACGACGATACATTAGCTGCACAAGATATTCGTTTTAGCAACGGCGCAACAGCAACATATGTAACGCTTGCTAACACTACTGACTTTGGCGCCGAATTACGTGCTATTGGAAGTGCATGTGTATATGGTAACTACGGAGTTTACGGCGACGGCAGCGGCGTATTAATGTATCTAGTTAGTCAAAACTTAGCATACATTGGCAACGGTAAAGAGTTTGACAATGAACAACTTACAGTTATACAAGTAAACGAAGTTGTTGAACTAAACAACGCAAAGATTAGATATACATCAGTAGACCAACAAGGTGATTTTAGAGTTGGCGATTTATTTTATGTTGATCAACAAACTGGTACAGTTAACTTTACTAGTGCATCGTTTAATATAGAAACAACAACCGGAATCACAATTACTACAGGCGGCGACACTACTACTATCACTGGCGATAGAATCGACACTGGTAATTTACGCATTAGTGGAAACACTATCGAAAGTTTAAGTGGTGATATTAATTTAGACTCAGCTAGCGGTATAGTAAAAATAACTTCAACCGGTGCATTACAATTACCAACAGGTGACACTGCAAGTAGACCTACTGCGCAGTTAGGTATGATTCGTTATAATACTGATACAAATTTGTATGAAGGTTATGACGGCAATTGGATTGCACTTAACGGTGTTTATGATTTAGATCTTAACACATACATTACTGCTGAATTAACGCCTGGCGCAAATGACGATACTATACGATTTTATACTGATGGACAACTAAGGGTTGACATTACTAGTGTAAGATTAAACACACCAAGAATTGAAGTTGATGACATTGCAATAGACGGTAACGTTATTGAAACTACAACTACCAACACAGATTTAGTATTGTCAGCAAATGGAACCGGCGCAGTTGTTATTGACGAAATTGCAATAAAAGATAGTACTATTACAAACAGAACAGTTGATGGCGTAATGAACTTTAACCAAACTGGTGACGGCTATTTTAAAATTGCTGGCACAAACGGTATAGTACTTCCAGTAGGAACAAGCGCACAACGTCCTGGCTCAGCGTTTAGAGAAACAGGAATGACTCGTTATAATACAGAACAAGGTTATTTAGAAATTTGGGACGGTACAAGTTGGGTTTCAGTTGCTGGTGCAACAGGATCTATTACATTTTCAGCCGCAGAAGATCTTGCAATTGAATACGTACTAACATTAGGATAAGAACATGGCAGCAACATTTAGAAACAAAGTAGTAAAAGAAGTAGGACCTGTTCCTATATTAGCAATAGAAACTGACGAAAATACTCGTTCTACATTAGTAGGTTTAAGTTTAGCAAATCTAAGCGAGACCATTGTTTATGTTAGCGTGTTAGTACACGATGATACTAGCGTCGAAGGTTATTTTATGAAAGATGTTATGGTTCCGCCTAACTCAAGTTTACGTGCATTGAGTGCAGGAGAAAAATTAATTCTTGCACCAAGTAATCAATTATATCTAGTAGCTGATCAAGAAGAAGCAATTGATGCTGTTATCAGTTATGTAGATATTGTATAAGGAATAAAAAAATATGTCAGCAAATTATACAGGGTTTAGTCCAGATAGCATATTAGGTGCTATGCAAAATAGATTTTTTTACGGGCTACGTAGAACAGACCAAGGCGAACTGTTTGCAGGTAAACTTGATCAGTTAAGCAATAACGACACTATAGCAGTTAATAATCCAGGCGCACCAGAAGATAACTTTTCAAACTTCTCAGAAGGACAAGATTTTTACGAAGGTAGAGATATTAATCATGAAATAGTTTATAAAAACTTATCATATGAGCAATTCCGCTGGGACGATAGAAATATTTACTATTATGTAAACGCAGAAGGCGAATTGGTAGTAAGAATAAATCAAAAGTTTGTTTATGACGAAAACTCGTCATCAAGCGGACAATAAATACAGTAGTTAGACTGGGAACATTATGGCAGATTTTAGATTAGATAGAATAAAATTCCGTTGGAAAAGCACTTGGACAAGCGGATCAACATATACAAAGGATGATATCGTTTCTTATAACGGTAAAGCATTTGTATGTTTACAAGGGCACACTGCTTCAGAAAACTTTTATACTGACAAATATAGCGACGGCGAAGAAACATTTGTTGTAACAGTAGCAGTTGATACATTAAATTCAAAACCTAACGGACACTTCTATATAGACGGTGAGGAAAATCCTACATTAACCTTATTACAAGGCAGGACTTACACATTTAATCAATCAGATATTAGTAATATTGAATTTAACAATGAAATACATCCGTTATTGCTCAGTAACTTACTTAATGGTGAATTAGCTGGAGCTTCGAGGTATGATGTTAATGTTACATATTACTTAGACGAGGCTCTAGTTACTGCTGATACGTATCTTATAGATTTTACAGAAGCGACTACTAGATATGTTGTTATAACTGTTCCAGCAAGTTCGCCAGCACAAATTTTTTACTATAGTCCGTTTAATGAAAATATGGGCGGAGCAATGAACACTCGATATAATTCTCAATGGGAATTAATGTTTGATGGTTATACATGGAAAGGCGCCTGGACTATTTCTACATTTTACTCAGAAGGTAATATTGTAAAATTTAAAGGATATTTATATCAGTGTGTTAATTCTCATACATCAGTTGCAGTATCAACTATTGGATTGCCGAGTGATATTTTAAACTGGAAAGTATATGCTACGACTTTCAATTGGTTGAATACCTGGCAGACATCATCATATTATGATTTAGGTGACGTTATTAGATATAACGGGTTAACTTATATATGTGCTATTAAACATACAAGTGCTGCAACTGCAACATTAGGGTTGGAAGCAAATATTGCAAATTGGGAAGTTGTAACTAGATCAGATAATTGGAGATACAACTGGACACCCTCTACTCGATATATACTTGACGATGTAGTTCGTTACGGCGCAATACAATATCGTTGTGTATTAGGACATACTTCAGCAGCAACCGAAGAAGATGGATTAGAAGTTGATATAGGAAACTGGGAGACAGTTTCGTCAGGTGTTGACTATAAGACAAACTGGATTTCAGGATTTAGATATAAATCTAACGATATAGTCAAATACGGCGGCTCGTTATGGATAGCGTTAGAAGGCCACACTTCTTCAATAGGTGAAGAAGATCTTCGAGCTGATGAAGCATTTTGGTCAATATGGGTTCCGGGCTTAGAATTTGACGGACTATGGCAAGTTAACGTAGAATATCAAGTAGGCGATATTGTATTACATCGTGGTTATTCTTATACTGCATTACAAAATAATGCAGCGTCAGTGCCTAGTGTAAATGGAATTTTACAGGACACAGGCGATTGGGAATTATTAACAACCGGTTATAACCATAGAGGCGAATGGGATCCGCTTATACCTTATTATACCGGCGACGTTGTTAGAAATAGTGGATACTTATATATTTCTGTAGCAGACTCTACTGGAACATATCCTGATAGTAATCCGGCAATATGGCAAATTTTAGTAACTGGAAGTCACTGGAGAGCAGAGTGGGAAGATAATGTAGAGTATTTCTTAGGAGACATTGTAACATATGCAAGTACTGCGTATATTTGTATTAGTCGACATGCGTCGACTCAAAGTGATAGCCGTCCTGATTTAGACCAAGAGTTAGATCAAGCCGACTATTGGACTCTTTTAATACAAGGTTCTCCGGCTAACCAATTAACTAATCAAGGCGACTTAAAAGTTTATGATACAATTGATACTAGACTAGCAATTGGATCTTTTGGACAAACATTAACTGTTGATAGTTCTGGTATCCCAACTTGGATATCTAATTCCGTAGTAACTAATGTATACTACGTAAGCGTAGAAGGTGTTGATAATTTAACTGCTGGCACGCAACCGTCATCGCCTTTTAGAACAGTAAAGTATGCATGTGACTATATCTTAGAAGATGTTCTAACTCGAACACCTGCAACTGTGTTTATTAAAACAGGGTTCTATGAAGAAATATTGCCAATTAGCGTTCCGACAGATGTTGCATTAGTTGGTGACGAGCTTAGAAGTACTGTTATATCACCAGCACCAACATACGAAGGTTCTGACATGTTTTATGTTCGTAATGGCTCGGGTATACGTAATATGACATTGCAAGGATTATTTGGATCATTAGGTGCACCTAACGACTATCTAACTAGAAGACCAGGTGGTGGTGCGTTTGTCTCACTTGATCCAGGCGAAGGTGTTGATGATGTTAACGTACATATTACATCTAAATCTCCCTATATACAAAACGTAAGTACGTTTGGTACTGGTTGCACTGGTATGAAAATTGACGGAGCACTACATAGTGCCGGTAATAAATCAATTGTAGCAAACGACTTTACGCAAATTATCAGTGATGGTATCGGTTATTGGGCCGAAGCCGGTGGCCGCTCAGAACTTGTTTCAGTGTTTACTTACTTCTGTCATATCGGTTATCTTGCAGAATCAGGCGGTATTTTAAGAGCTACAAACGGCAACAATTCATACGGTGAATACGGATCAGTTGCTGAAGGGTTTAGCTTAATTGAAGAACCAATTACTGCAAATGCAAACAACCGTAGCAAACAAGCACAATTTAGCGAAGCAATTACATACGGTACAAATGAACAAACAATTATTGCAATTGCTTACAGTAATGCAGGCAGAGAATATAGTTCGGCAACTGCTACATTTGGCGGAAGTGGAATTAATGCCGCGTCGACCTTTACAGAATTTAGAGACGGAGCTATATCTAAAATTAGAGTTATAGACCCAGGCGACTCAAGTAGAGCAGGCGGTTTAAATTATACATATGTAGTTAACAGTGCTCAAACCGGCAACGATGGTGAAATATACTTATCTCAAGCAGATGTTGGCACCGAAGCACTGTATGTAGGACAACGCCTAGTAATTATTACTGGTTTGGGCGTTGGACAATATGGCCAAATTACTGCATTTAATGCAGATACAAAGTTAGCAATTATTTCAAGAGAATCTGATGGCTCGTTGGGATTTGATCACTTCCAACCCGGCTGGCCGGTCGAAGCAATACTCGATGGTACAACTAAGTATGCAATTGAACCTAGGGTAGTTGTTTCGGAACCTGCACTTACTATTGCGTCTATAACAGCTCCTAGTACAACAACATGGAAATATATTACACACGGAAATAACTTGTTTGTTGCTGTATCAGCCGGCGGTGGCGGTGATGCATATTCATCGTCAAGTCTAGATGGAGTTACGTGGACAGCGCCAGTAACACTTGGCGCATATACTATAAGTGGTGTAGTTTTTACAGGATCAAAATATCTTGCTTCTGTAGAAGCAGACGGTGCATCTAATGCCAGCGTTATTTTATCATCAGACAACGGCGTTACGTGGTCGCCTATAGTTTTACCTGTTAGTGCAGATTGGACCGGTATAGCAACTGACGGCAATGCTAATGTTATATTAACATCTAGATTAGGTCAAGCAGTGTACTCTAGTAATAACGGTACAACATGGTCTGTTGGAACATTGCCTACAACAAATCAACAATGGAGATCCGCAGCATACGGGAACGGTAAATTTGTATTAACTGATAATGCCGAAGGCGCTATAGCCTACAGTATTAATAATGGTGCTACGTGGACTAAAATGAATGCAAAATTATCAGCATTTAATTGGACAAGCATAACATACGGTAACGGCAGATTTGTTGCAATTGCAGAATCGAGTGTTGATTCTACGCAAGGCTTTACTGTTGCAGCATATAGTTTTAACGGAATTACCTGGTACGAATCGACTCTCCAATTTGGTGACTTTACACACGTATCTTATGGAGCCGGCGTGTTTATTGCTACTGGATTTGGAAATGTTGTGGCAAAATCAGCAGACGGAAAAGTTTGGAGAACATTTAACGAAGATAGTACTATTTTTACAACAACTGAGGCAGCAATGTGGGAACAGTCTGTATATGCTAACGGAAAGTGGATACTTACAAACAGTAGCTCATCGCCGTTTAATAGTTTACGTACAGGTGCTAGACCGATAATACGAGCAAAAGTTGCGTCTTCGAGAATAACTGAATTTGCAATATATGATCCAGGTAGTAATTTTATTAATGATCCTGTAGTTGATATTTACGACAGCGCTAATACTATAGAAACTAATTATCTTGTATCAGTTAACGACGGAGTGCTTGCACAACCTGAATTTAGTAATAGAGGGTTAGGATATGTAACTATTACAGCTTCGTTCACAGGCGACGGGTTTGCTGACATTTATCAATTAGGAAAGGAATTAGTAGTTAGTAATTTATCAAGAATTCCAGGACCTGGTGATAACTTGAACATTGACGGAATCAATGACGAACAATACAGCGTGATTGGTATAGCAAACGTAACAGGTGCTGGGCCCTACGCAGCTACACTTACAATTACACCTACTTTAGATAGAGCTGAATCGCCGGAACACAATACTGCTATCGAAATTAGACAACAGTACAGTCAAGTTCGCTTAACTGGACACGATTTCTTAGACATTGGAACCGGCGGAACTACTTCTACACGTTATCCTAATTTGTACTTAGAAGGTGAAAGTCCGATCTTTCCGAGACAACCGTTTAACGAAACAGTTGCATCAAATGGCGGACGAGTATTCTATACATCGACTGACCAAGATGGTAACTTTAGAGTTGGAGAGCTTTTCCAAGTTGAGCAGAATACAGGTATTGTTACAATTAACGCAAGTCAGTTTGACTTATCTGGATTAACAGAACTGGCATTAGGTGGAATTCAAGTTGGCGGTAGTGCTGTTGTTATTAGAGAATTTAGTAAAGATCCAACATTAGGTGCTAACTCTAATAATATTGTTCCTACAGAACGAGCAATTCAAACATATATATCAAGCAGAATTAGTGGCGGCGGCTCTAATGCTAGTACTAACAGATTAGTTGCTGGTCAAATTGATATCTCTAATACACAGATAACAACTACATCAGGATTTCCAATTAATATTCCATCTAAGGCAAATATAACTGAAGGGTTTGACGGACATTATCTTGCACTTCAATTTTATTCACATAGTGGATTTGGCGGAACAGAGTAATTTTATGATTACGATAAATACTAATAATAACACAGTGTTGAGGTTTATAAATGGCAGAATTTAAATTAGGTAGAATTAGATTTGTATGGAAAAGCGATTGGGCTTCTTCTACAGTATACTACAAAGATGATATCGTACGCAACGGCGGTAACACATATGTATGTATTAACGGACATAGTTCTTCATCAGACTTCCCTACAGATGCAGCATCATATTGGAATATTATCAGCGACGGCCAGGAATGGAAAAGCGATTGGCAACCAGAGACATATTATAAAGTTAATGATATTGTTAAGTATGGTGGCTACCTTTATATTGCTAATGAAGCACATACTTCAGACACAAACGAAGATCCAGATTATTTTGGATTAGAATCAGATCAAGTTAAGTGGGATTTGTATGCAGAAAGTTTTGACTACAAAGCAGAATGGCAAACTGGTATCAAATATAAAATTAACGACATTGCTCGTTATAACAGTACCGTTTATATTTGTATTCAAGAACATATTAGTGCAGACAATGTAACAGACGGTCTAGAAGTTGATCAAGGCAAATGGAATGTGTTTACAAAAGGCATCGAATGGCGATCAGCATGGGACGTTGATGTTCGCTATAAAGTTAATGATGCAGTTAAATACGGCGGAACAATTTATGTTTGTAACCAAGGTCATACTAGTTCTGCAACAGACGAATTAGGTCTTGAAGCAGATCAGGCCAAGTGGGATTATTTCCACAAAGGTGTTGAATACAAAACTGACTGGGCATTGGCTACTCGCTATAAAGTTAATGATGTAGTTAAATCCGGTGGCGGCTTATGGATATGTGTGCTACATCACACAAGTCAAACATATTTGTCAGACGACGAATCAAAATGGGCACAATTTGTTGAAGGCTTAGAATTTGAAGATAGCTGGTTAATTACTACAAGATATCAAGCTGGTGATGTAGTGACATACGGCGGATATAGCTATGTTGCAATAACAAATAATGTAGGAAAAATTCCTACAAATGAACCTACTGACTGGGATCTATTTACTACTGGATTCCGCTTTGTAGGTGAATGGGGCGACGATAGTGCAGATTATAATTATTTTGTAGGTGATGTAGTTAGATTAGGCGGATACTCGTATTTGTGTATTGCTGATCACGGTGCAGGCGGTGTAGGTTCAGGACAGCGTCCTCCTAACACTACATACTGGGAAAGATTAAACAGCGGTATTTACTGGAAAGACGAATGGACCGACGCAGCATTATACGACGCAGGCGATGCAGTCCGATATGGCGACAACAGCTATATTTGTATATTAGCACATACTTCTGATGAAATTACACTACAAAATAGACCAGATCAAGACGTTACAGGAATCAACTGGAATATTTTAGCGGCTGGACCAGAAGTCAATGTATTAACTACAGACGGCGACATTGTTTATTACGGTGGCGCTGGACCAGCAAGATTACCGGTTGGATTACCGGGTCAATCATTATTAGTTAATTCAACAGGTGATACTCCTGAATGGCGATATTTTGGTGCTGTAAATAATGTAGTTTACGTATCGGCCGACACAGGCGTTGACGAACCTACACCAAACTACGGAATAACATTGCATCGTCCATTTAAAACAGTTCGCTATGCTGCTGAACAAGTTTCAAACGGTACATTAAGATATAATGCAAAAAATCTTATTACATTAAACAGAAGTTTTATTCAAGCAGAAGTAGTTGAATGGGTAAATTATCAAATTGCAAACCCAACAGGTATATGGGCAGGATTTACTAATTCTGACATCGATAAATGCAGAAGAGACATAGGTCTAATAATTGATGCTATTGTATGGGACATAAGCCACGGCGGCAACGCACGTACTCGCCAAGCAGCAGCTTCGTATTTTGAAGCAGGTGTATTAATTGCAGCAATTTCAGATGAAGAAGAACAACTAGTTGAAGCACTAAATTACGGAATAGAAGTAATTGATGCAGCACTTAGTAATGTACCACCAGCAGCAAATTATCAAACACTTAATAGTGTTGCTAGCCCAATTACGCAACAAGTTGATGTGTCTTATAGTGAAGAAACAGATGCACAAGCAACTGTTGAAACATTAATGAGTATTATTACTACTGCATTAACCGCCGGAGTGGATACCGGCATTCCTGCAGAACGCAAACCACAAAGCAGTATCTTTGTTAAAACAGGAGCATTTCAAGAAATACTTCCTATTATTGTACCAGAGAATACAGCAGTTATCGGAGACGAATTACGCTCAACAAGAATATCACCTGCAGGTAGCTTAGTTAATTCTACTGATGTCGAATATAGCTTAGGTACAATTAATCGACTAAAAACTATTATTAGTGATATTGTTACTGATCCGAGTAATGTTACCAAAACAACAGGCAACGCATTAAATCCAGTAACAACTCGTCCAGTAGGAAGTTTAGGTTCTACAGCAGCAGTAACTTCTGTAGTTAATTTAACAACTGAAATGGTTGATATTTTAATTAACGGAGCTAATGCAGCAGACGCACTTGTATTCACTGACTCAGGAGTTGCTGCAAAGACAACTGCTAGAACAGAACTACAAGCAGACAGAGCAACTATTATTAGTGATCTTATTGCTTGGATCACAAGCACTTATCCTGAATTAGTATATAATCAAGCTAGCTGTGAAAGAGACACTGGATACATTGTTGATGCATTATCATATGATATTCAATACGGCGGCAACAGTGCAACACTTACCGCAGCTCGTGCTTATCTAGCAGGCGCAGTTGCAGTATTACCTGCAGGACAAACAACAGAAACAGCAGCAGCTTTAAATCAACTATCGGTTATTGTTGCAAGCTATTTGTCAGGAGCAACTGAAGAAACAGAAGCAGACGGTTTATTGCAGATTATTGAAGATGTAGTAACTGCTGAAAGTATAGCAGGTTTACCAGCTGAAGTGACTCCGGTTATTTCATGGGCAAGTGCTGCATTACAAGCATCACATGCAGCATTGATTGCAGGAAAAGCAGAAATTCAGTCAGCAGCATTAGGATATGTTACTTCAACCTGGCCAACATTAGAATTTGTAAGAGCAACATGTTCGAGAGACGTTGGTCTAATTGTTGATGCATTAGCATATGATACTGCATTTGGATCAAACTTTAGATCTATAACAGCAGGATTGGCATACTACAGAGGAACTGCTTCGGCACAAGTTGTGTTAGCAAACCAATTAGATGCAACTGTAGGTATTATCAAGTTTATTAAAAACAAAGCTAAACTTATTGCTACAGCAGGTGCAGGTGCATTAGCTGAAACATTAATGGATGACATATACACATATATCGACTATAAAATTAATCCACCAGCAGACTCGACAGTTGGCGAAATACCAATTACTTCTGGATCAATGACACCTAAATCTTCAACTGATTACACATACGGAGTTGAATCACTCGAAGCAAACAGAGCATTTTTAGTAGCAGAAGCACTTGCATTTATTGCAGATACATATTCAGATACTGCTACAGATACAACTGACACTTCTAACGTAGTTACAATTACAGATACAGGTTGGTTACAAGTTGGTACTGCTATTGTATTTGGCGGAACAACATTTGGCGGAATTACTGCTGGAACAACTTACTATGTTGAATCTATTCCAGACGGAACAACATTTACTGTTTCTGAAATAAGGGGCGGTGCAGCACTAACTCTAACTACAGCATCGGGCTCAATGACAGTTGATTTATTTTACAATCAGTCTTCTTGCTCACGTGATGTCGGTACATATATAGATGCAATTAAACATGATTTAATTTATACAGGTAGCTATAAATCATTATTAGCAGCTCGGTACTATACAAATGCAGTTACTGGATCGCAACTAGAAGACATGTTCTACTTACGCAACGGTACTGGCTTAAGAAACTGCTCAACTAGCGGATTGTCAGGCGTATTAAGTAGTGATAATGCCTATGGAACTAAACGTCCAAGTGCAGGATCATTTACGTCACTTGATCCGGGCTGGGGAACTACTCATACTGATGTATGGATTACTAATAAATCACCATATGTACAAAACGTAAGTACATTTGGTACTGGCTGCGTTGGTTGTAAGATTGACGGTGCGCTGCATGATGGCGGCAACGATTCTATTGTTTCAAACGACTTTACACAAATTATATCAGATGGCATCGGCGTATGGTGTACTAACTTAGGTAGAACAGAACTTGTTTCGGTGTTCTCATACTACGGACACATCGGCTACTTAGCAGAGAATGGTGGTAAGATTCGTGCTACTAACGGTAACAGTTCATACGGTACATTTGGTACAGTTGCTGAAGGTGTTGATATTACTGAAGTACCGGTAACTGGTACAGTCACTAACCGATCATTCCAGTCAATAGTACAATCAGTATTTACTGATGGTAATAATATTTTAACATTTGAATACTTAAATGCAGGGGTAAACTATACCCCTGAAGCAACAGCAATTACTGTTATAGGTGAAGGCTTTGGTGCAGCTATTAACGCAGTGCAAACCGTTGACGGCGGCGTATTTGAAGTTAGACTATTAGATCTCGACAGTGACTTTGGTGGCGCAGACTATAGATCATCTAGCTCAGTAGCACAAATTGGTAGTAATACTCAAATTACTTTATCAAACACCGATGTAGCACTATCGAGCCAATATATAGGTATGATGGTTTACATTATTGCAGGAGTTGGTGCAGGCCAATACGGATATATTGCAGCTTATAATGCAGGTACAAAAATTGCATTAATTGCTAAAGATAGTATTGTTTCAAGCGAAATCACAAGCACAATAGACAGTGGCGATTATATAAACATAGCAGACAATACTATGTTATCATTAAATATGCCAGTATATTTCACTGGAACATCATTTGGTGGCATTAGTGCTAGTACAATATACTATATTAAAACTTTAGACGATACAACGCAATTTACTATTAGCGCTTCGATAGGCGGCAGCACAATTAACTTAACAGATGCTTCTGGTTTATTAACATTACATGCTGCTGGTTGGGATCATTTAACTGATGCAGCTATTGAAACTGTACTTGACGGTACAACTACATATGTTACAGAACCAAGAATAACATTTAGTGCACCACCGTCGGGCCTTTATGCTGATACTGCAAAAGGCAGAGCTGTTATTGCAGACGGACAAATTGCTAGAATCACTATTCATGATCCGGGTAATGGATATGTTACTGCACCAACAGTAACAATCACTGATCCAAATAATACTGTAGATGCACCACTTGAAGCACGAATTGGGGATGGGGTATTAACTCAGCCTACGTGGACAACTCGAGGTAATGCATTTGTTACAGCCCAGGCTACTATAGTAGGTGACGGATATGCTGATTTGTATCAGCCTGGATCGCTTATAAGAGTAGAAGGACTTTCAGCGGCACCGCTACCAGGATCTAATATTACGTTTGCATCATTACCGGGACAATATTATAAACTAGTTGCAGTACGAGACTTATTAGGAACAGGACCATATACTGCACAATTACAAGTTAGTCCGGATATCCAAGTATCAGATGCACCAGAACATGCTAGTGCATTAGAATTTAGAATTCGTTATAGTCAAGTTCGCTTAACTGGACACGATTTCTTAGATATCGGTACTGGAAACTTTACAGATACAAACTATCCTAATATTCCTTTGAATCCACCAGTACCGCTGTCAGAAACAGTTGAACAAGGCGGTGGACGAGTATTCTATACATCAACTGATCAAGACGGTAACTTTAGAGTTGGAGGATTGTTTAGTGTTGAACAAGCAACTGGTATTGCTACATTGAATGCTGATGCATTTAATATTAGTGGACTACAAGAACTATCACTTGGTGAATTAGGTCTCGGCGGCACAGGAGCAGTTATTACAGAATTTAGTACAGACGGTACTTTTACTGCTAACAGTGATAATATTGTTCCTACACAGAAAGCAATTAGAACTTACATCACATCACAAATTGGTGGCGGTGCAGCAACACTTAACGTAAACACAATTACAGCAGGTCAAATTGAAATATTAGGCAACCAAATTAGTACTACTACAGGCAATCAAATTAATATGTTACAAAAGGTAAACTTTACAAAGGGTGTTGACGGTATACCTATTGCAGTAAACTATTTCTTATTAGGTTAATGCAATTAGGTCAAACAAGATAAATAACACTATAATGTAATAAAGTACAACCAAAGTACAACGGAGAACAAAAAATGGCATCAGGAAAATTAGGTGTTGCAGAATTAGTCGCAGCTACAGATACTACTGTGTATACTTGTCCGGCAGATATTTTTGCAATAACAAGTATTTCAGTATGCAACCGTGGCAACTCGGCAGTAGCTATTAGAATTGCAATTGCATCAGCAGACGCTCCATTAGATTCAGAATACATCGAATACGATGTTGAAGTAATGGGCAAAGGTGTTATCGAGCGAACAGGTCTAATATTAGACGCTGATAAACGACTTGTAGTTTATTCTTCAGCCGAAAATGTAAGTGCAGTTGCATTTGGAATCGAAACTGCAATAGCATAAATACAAAGACAAAGGAATTACCAAAATGGGAAGATATATTTCAACTACAGGAACAGCAAGCACAGTATTACGAGAAGTAAACAGTGCGTATAATGCAGTTGTAAACGACAGGATCCTTGCTGATTGTAGCGGAACTGCATTTACAATTACAATGCCAGTGAGTACGCAGCTACTAGTTAACGATGTAATACAAATTATTGATATTACAGGAAGCTCAACTACAAATAATATTACTATAGCACGTAACGGTGCTAAGATACAAAATTTATCAGAAGACCTAACAATAAACGTTGATAATGCATCTGTTACGCTAATGTATAGTGGCGTAACATATGGGTGGATCATTATAGGAAGTTAATAATTATGGCAAGTTTACGCTCATTACTGCAAGAGAAAGTTACGCCTAAATATAGCGGTGTAACAGAACTCAACAGAACAATCGCAGGAACGCAGATGTACTTTACCGGGCTGTGTAATGGTGCTGTTTACGATAACAACTATTGCAGAAACTTTGCATGTCTATGGCCTTTACCGGCAGGATCTGATTATGTCACATTTGAAGCATGGGGCGGTGGTGGTGGCGGTGCTGGCGCATGTTGTTGCGGTTGGGGATTCCCAGGCGGCGCAGGCGCTTACGCAAAGAAGACACTAGATAATACTGGTGGCACATATGATCTTTGTCCGTACGATCTGTTTGCTGCATACAGAGGATGCTGTAGTCCTGTAGGCAGTTGTGGATACAGAGGATGCCAAAGTTGGGTAACAGGCGCAGGCCTAACTAACTTCTGTGCCGAAGGCGGCGCACCAGGATGTTTCCGTTGTAACATGTGGACACAAATGAATTTAGGTATTTGCCCAAGTAACGTTACTACACCAGCATGTGCATGTTACTATGGTGCCGATTACGGTGTACCTGGACGTCCAGGTATGTTGCAAACAGACGACTGTACTGCTAACAGTTGTCAATATAAGATGGGCATCCCTAATCCAGGCGAACGTTCAAATGATCAAAATGCGTATCACTTTGTTAGATATAGTGGCTTCAACGATGTTCCAGAAGAAGAAGCATGTCACAACAGCGGCGGTGGTCTAAACAGCGGCGGACGGGGCGGCGTAGCAGTTGGCATGGGCGCCCCAACAGCATCGGCTCAAGGCGGCAGCTGCTATTGTGGCATTGGCGGCGGACCAGGATTAATTAGAGTGAGTTATTTATAATATGTCAAATTTAAGATCATTACTACACGAAGGAAACGCAAAGTATACAGGCGCAACACCTGAGGGGTTTGCACTAAGTCCACATCAACCAGCTTCTGTTATGCCGAAAGGATGCACTCAAGTGTTCCAAATGCGCTGCATATATACACCAGACAGCGCATACGGACAAGCATGTGTTTGTGGCTGGTGTACACCTAGCGGTGCTAATAAAATTACCTTTGAAATATGGGGCGGTGGCGGCGGCGGCGCAGGAGCGTGCTGTTGCCAAAACGGACAACCTGGCGGCTCGGGCGCTTATGCAAAGAAAACGGTAGATTCAAACTCACTAGTAGCAGGAGCATGCTATTGTTTTTGTATTGCGTATCCTACAGATTGTGCTGTAACTTGCTGTGGAATTATAGGATGTGTTACTCGTGTTAGCGGCAACGGTCTAAGCAACTTTTGCGCAGAAGGCGGCTACGGCGGCAAAAACTGTTGCTTTACATTTTGGGGCAATTTTAGTTGCGTAGGAAACTGTTGCGCTAGTAGTAAAATATATTTGTGTTACGACGAAACTTGCTGTAGAATGTTTTACGGCGCAGATTCGGGCAGTTACGGCAAAGCTGGATTCTTATGGGCACAGTGTTCCTGTGGACCTTGCTATTGGAAATACGGAATGCCTTACCCTGGCGGATTAATTAACCAATGCGGCGGGTATATGATGCAACGTGTGCAAGGTAATGCTTGTAATAACGAATGGATGAAATGCGGTGTAACGTTTGGTTATCATAACAATACAACTGATCACTTCACTCCAGGCATGGGCGGCGTATCTGCTACAAGTTGTGGTGGCGGCTGTTGCTACGGTCTAGGTGGTATGCCAGGCATGGTAAAGATAACATATCAGTAAATATAGGTAAAAGAAAAACATGGCAACATTAAGATCATTATTAGCAAACCCGGTAGACAACTCAGTTTCACCGTCATTATTTCCTAACTTTTTACCAGAAGGCGAAGCATGGGTTTGGCAAGCAACGTGTTGGACTTGCCACATGACCGACTATCAAGAAACATGCTGTATGAAGTGGACTGTTGAAAACGGAAAAACTGACGTTACTTTTGAAATATGGGGTGGCGGCGGCAACGGCGCAGGATCTTGCTGCTGCATGTCAGGACCGGGAGGCGGCTCGGGGGCATACGCAAAGAAACGTATTACTGCAACTGCCGGAGATAGATATGACATGCAACTTGCACAAGCAACTTGTTGTTCTAACACATCGCCTGGATGCCGTGGATGTATAACTTGGGTAACAGGCAATGGATTATCTAACTTCTGTGCCGAAGGCGGCGCAAGTGGAACATCAGTGTGTTTCCCAAGTTGTTGTTTTTCTATGTGTACTTGTGGTACACAAGCGGTAGCATACGGCGGTGACGTTATGAAAGAAGGCGTGCGTTCATGCTGGTGGTTTATTTGTTGTGATAACCAATGTTGGAATAAGCGATTCCAAGCATACCCTGCAGGACTTGTTAACGAAAACGGCGGTACTGCCCTATCTGGACAGCGTGGTAATAACTATGTTGATTTTGAATCTTGCTCAGTTGCAAGCTATATTGGCTTTGCCCAAATGCAAAATCAATACGTTCCAGGACTTGGCGGCGGTACAGGCATGACAAGCGGTGGATGCTGCACACAAGGTGTTCCGGGACGTCCTGGACTAGTTAAAATAACTTACAAATAATTAAGGTGAAAAGAAGATGATTAAAACAGTTAGTATAGAGTTTGAATATAACTTACCAGATGAGTATTTAATGCAAACTTGCGAACTTGGACTTGTAGGCACTTATACGTATACTGGTCCTGATAAAATGTATGTGTTTGTTAGAAGAGACACTATGTTATTAGATCCGTCAGTTGGACATGTTCCAGTAGATAATAAGGATCCCGATCACGCTGAAAAAGAAGCAACACTTAAAGCAGGACTAGGATGGCATGCAATATATGTTGACGCAGCAGCACAACCTGTTATTGCAACATTAATTGCATGTCCGAAAATGGCTAGCGAGTTACCACAAAAAGAGTATAAACTTGATGGCGACGATACTGTTTACTATAGCAGACCTGAACCTATTATGCCAGACCACTGCTATGAAACTGGTGAAATTTCATATAATTTAGGTACAAATTCATGGGGAATTTTTCCGTGGAAACAACCACATATTACTATGGAAGAATGGGACACAGCAAGAACTATGTTAATTAATAACATAGTTTTAGATATTGATGACGAAGATACTAGCGATGAATTAAAAACATCTTTAGAAGCATTTAAAACAGCGCTCGAAGCACTGCCTACAAAGTTTGCAGGATGGAGCCCGTGGCAGATACCTTTCCCACAAGATCCGCGTAGCGCAACTGATCCAGAACCAGAAGAATAAACTACCATAACTGGTCTCACTTAAAAATCTATTCTATAAATATCTTGTAATGAGATATTAAAGGATTTTTAATGAGACCAGTAGCTTTTTTTATGAATGGCGGCGCAGGCCGTGTAATTTGCTCTATTCCTGCGTTAGAAAAATACGCAGAAGAAATTTCCAAAGACTTTATAATTGTATGCGAAGGCGGCATGGACATGTTTAGGGGACATCCTTTATTACATGATCGTGTATTCGAATCATGGCATAAAGGTCTGTTTGACGAAAAATTAAAAGACATGGACATTGTAAGTCCAGAGCCATATCGTGTATGGGAATACTATAATCAAAAATGCTCATTATCGCAAGCATTTGATATTTTAATTAATAACAAAGGTGTAAGAGATTTACCACATCCTGCTATTATACTCAATGACGAAGAGCGCATTACTGGTTACAATATTGTTAAAGAAGTAAAAGAAAAAACAGGTAAAGATAAAGTAATTATACTTCAGCCATTTGGTCGTGGAGTACAAAATATGGGCGCAGCTATTTCTGACGCTTCTGGTAGAAGTATTGAATATCAAAATCTAATTAGTTTTATTAAAAAATTATCAAAAGATTATGCAGTTATACTAATGACAGAAATGCAATTTAATTTTGAAAACGAAGGAATTGATTTTCCTGTTGCGCAACCTAAAGATATCAACTTGCGTATGTGGTCTGGGGTTATTAGTGCAGCAGATTACTTTTTTGGTTGTGATAGTGTTGGTCAGCATATTGCATATGCATTTGATAAACCGGCAACTATTATTCTAGGTTCTACGTTTGCAGAAAATGTGTCATATCTAGATAACGAAAAATTTGATATTCAAGATATGGGAGAAGGTAAACGCATATATGATCCTATACGAATTATGCCAGATGATGTTGCACAACGTAACAATAATGGCATTATGTTAATGAACGATGCTATTGAAGATGTAATTGTTGAAGCGTTAAATGATAACTTTAATAAATGGGTGAGTGTTACAAAGCCTAACAACGTAACCGATGATACTCTCCCACAGCTAGAATTAGCACCACTAACAAAAAATTTAAAATTAGTTCCGGGTACTACGCCTGTGGACGTTGAACTAAAACGAGGAAACGTATGACTGCGAAAAAAGACTTATGGATTGCTGCAATTGCCCGTGGACACAACGCTGGCGTTTGTTTAATGAAAAACGGCGAGATTATTTTTAGTATTGAAGAAGAACGTATTAGTCGTCAAAAGTATGATGGCGGTCCGTTTGCATCAATGGTTAAAATCTTAGACTATACTGATAGATTAGATTATCTAGTAGTTGCGCATACGCAGTCACTGGCAGAAACAGCCGCTAAAGTAGACTTTACAGGTGATAATATTTACACAGGCATGGCACGCAAACTTGGATTGATTAATAGAAAAGAAAATATTTATGATCATCCTCAAGTAATTGATTTAAGTCATATGCACCATAAATTGCATGCTGCTTGCGCATTTTATCGTAGTGGTTTTAAAACTGCAACAGCAGTTATTGTCGACGGCGCAGGCACATTTATTCCTTTAAAAATCAATGACGAAGCAGTTACTGGTTGGGAAACTGAAAGTGTTTTTGATTGTGCATATCCTTGTGAGTTTGCTACTGTTTATAAAAATATTGGCACTAGAGGACCAAATGCAGGGGCAATGTTTCCTACAATAGAAGACGGAAAAGAGTATACTACAATAGTAAGTGATCGTGCTGGTATTGTAAAAGTATACGAAGCAGTAACACAGTATTGCGGATTTAGTGCAATCGAAGCTGGGAAAACCATGGGATTGTTTCCTTATGGAAAACCAAATGCAAATATTCCAAAACTATTTGAAACAGATACTACTGTTACACTATCAAATAGAAATATAATTGTTCCTACATATCCAAATGCAGGCAGTGTTAATGCATACTTATATGCTGAATTAGAAGCCAGCAATGCAGATGATGTAACTACATTGTCAAATAGAAGAGACTTAGCTTATGCTTGTCAAGTTGAAACTCAAGAACAAGTTGCTGAGTTAATTAAAAAATCTGTTAAACTTACTGGAAATAAAAACGTAGTTGTCAGTGGCGGCTACGGTTTAAACTGTGTTGCCAACTACTATTATTTAGATGCCTTAAAAGACGAAGGCATCAACTTATATGTAGAACCTGTATCTAACGATGCCGGAACCGCTATGGGCGCAGCATATATTGTACACAAGTCAATGACAGGCGAAACTGATGTGATTCCGAGGCAAGATACATTATATCTAGGACCAGTTCATACTTATACAGACGATCAAATTACAGCAATAGCACAAAAATATAATGCATTGATTCAAGATGCAACACATGATGATGTTGTAGAGTTAATAACTAGTAAAAATATTGTTGCTAATTTCCAAGGACGTAGTGAAAACGGTCCTAGAGCATTAGGTAATCGTAGCTTAATGTTTGATCCTACATTTAAAGACGGTAAAGATTTTGTTAACGAAATTAAGCATCGTGAGTATTTCCGACCCTTTGCCGGTAGTATCTTAGAAGAAGATGTACACGAATGGTTTGACTTACGTGGAATGGAAAGTTCACCTACAATGATGTATGCTGTAAATTGCCAACCAGGTATTGAAGAAAAAATTCCTGCTATTATTCACGTTGACGGCACATGCCGTATTCAAACAGTTACTAAGGATCAGAACCCTCATTACTACGATATTATTAAAGCGTTTAAAGAAAAAACAGGATGCCCGATTATCTTTAATACAAGTTTTAACTTAGGCGGTGAACCTCTTGTAGAAACACTTGATGATGCATTGTGGACGCTTCAGCAGAGTCGTATTGAATACTTGTATTTGCCCGAGTATAAGAAATTACTTACTATTAAGAATTCGCAGTAAATACCATAAATACACTGTATAATAAAGAGAGACAACAGTAAATGTTTAATATAAAAAACTTTTTTGGTCAGGGTTTAAAAAACAGTGTATTAATGAAAAATAATAGCGGTTTTTCTCATTCAGGTCCTTGGCAACTTGTTAATGCAAGTAATAACATGGACAGGTGGCACGTTGGCGATTTTAGTGCTGTTGAGTATACAGTGTCAGTTGACTTAGATACTAACAACAAAGAAATTTTAAAATGTTTAGTTACAGCTACTGGTAATAATGCTCAACTAGTTGTATATGCTAGATCTTTTACTAATACGCAATTAGTAAACATGTCAGCGGTTGTAAACAGCTCGTATGTAGATGTTATAATTTCTGCAGAATCAACAAAAAAACAAGCTTCAAAGTTTATTTTTACAGCAAGCTACTTTCAAAATCAAAATCCTCTAGTATCATAAAAGTGATACTAGATAAATACAATAGTTGGAGATTGAGATGAAACGAGCCACAGGTAATGCCTTTAGATCAGATTATGGATTTTTAAGTCCAAACTTTTCTGTTGATTCAGAAGGCAACATAACGGCTGCATCAATTAATACTAATGACACAAGTTCTGGTATTGTTGATTTTGCAATAACAGATATTAATCCAACAGATCCGTTAAACATTGGTAGCTTTTGGGTTGACGGTTATGAAATTTCGTACCCGTCATTAACTCTTGAACGCGGCCGTAGATATACAATAGGTTTAACATTTTCTCTAAAAAGTTTTTATTTACGTAGGCCTTCAGATGCGCTTTACTCTCAGGGGTTAATACACAGTGACGGATCAACCGGTGAAGCTGCATTAGGAAAAAAGAGTGGATCATTAAGTATTACAGTTCCTGTAACATATACTGATAGCACTATTCGATATACTGATGTTGCTGGTGAATCCTTTGGCGTATTTAATATTGTTGATCCGGCTGGACAGTTTGGGTCGTTAGATGTAACATCTGCTACACAGTCATTAGACGCATTAACTGGCGCACTTACAGTAGCTGGTGGTGTAGGAATTGTCGGCAATTTAAATGTAGCAGGTAGTATCACTACATCAGAATTATTACTAAACGGTGTCGGAATTGCAAAATTAGAATCTGCTACAAATTTAGAATTATCAGCTGGAAATAAAATAGTATTAAAAATTAATTCAGTATTGCTTGGAAGTATTGATAGTACAGGATTATCAATACCTATAAATAATGCTACAATAGATGATACACCGATTGGTGCTATTTCGCCTTCAACAGCAGCATTTACGTCAGGCACATTAGAATCTGTAAGTGCAACTGATACATCTAGCATTACAAACAAAAAATACGTAGATAGTACAGCTACAGCATTAGCAATAGCATTTGGGATATAAAAGAATATGGCAAAGAAACAAATAAAAAATTACGTTTTTAAACCGGGTATCGGGTCACTAGGTAATACTAGCCCAAATGCTTACGATTTACTATTGAGAAACAAGGACTTTTTAATTGCAGAATCTATTGCATATATTAATCAAGAAGTTATAGATGCAGTAAAGTGCCAGCGAGATATTGAATATATATTAGATGGAGCATACCAAGATATATCATTAGGAACAAACTATAATGCAACGTTCTTAGGTGTTGCCGAAGTTAATAGTTTAGAAATTTCTCAAGGTGTTATTAGAACAATACAACGTGCAAAACTAGCATGGGCAGCGTTACCGGGCATTGCAGCAGGTGCTACGGCTCTAGCTAGATCTAATGCATATTTTGATGAAATATTAGATATTATTCAAAACGGAAGAGCATCTGCAGATACGTTAACCTTCTCTAACCCAACCGACGCAACTGTTGGTGAAATTGCAGCAGCAACTCGACTAGCAGATAACCAAACATTTATTGCAGCTGAAATTAACGCATGGGTAGCAGTAAATTATCCAGCAGCAGACCACGATGTTGCAAAGTGTACACGTGACGTTAAATATGCAGTTAATGCATTAATTTATGATGTACTTTACGGCGGAAATAGTGCATCTTACGATCAAGCAAAATTCTTCTTTTATGGATTTGATAGCGGCGTATCGGGCATCAACGTAACACATAAAGCACAAACTGTTGCCGCATACAATAGACTTCAAATTATTGTACAGCAAATTGTGTTAGGTGCAACCGTAACTAAAAGCGCAGGCAATGTTGCTACACAAAGTATTACCGGAAGTAACGGAACTAACACAGAAGCAGCAATACTATCTACCTTAGTACAAATCACTGAAGATGTTGTTAATGCATCATCACAAGCTAATGCACTAACTGCACTAAGTGCTTACACAAGAACTGTTCCGACTAACAGTTGGGTGTCTCTTGAAATCCAAGGCGCAATGTTGTCAATGGCTACTTCTAAAGACTTTACTATTACAGCAATTACATGGGATCCAGATTATACATATAATTCGGCAAAATGTCAACGCGACTTGGGTTATGTATTAGATGCATATTTGTATGACTTGCGCTACGGCGGAAATTCGGAAACAAATAGAGTAATTCACTATTACTGGGACCAAACTGTTGCCCAAGTTGACGGAAATAGAATTCCAGAAATCGACACACATGCATATATTGGTGATTTAATTACTGATTATATTCTTATTAATACAGCAGCTACTCAATTAGGTGCAGTTTCTCAAGTAATAGATATTACAAAAACAGCCGAAGTTGATGCATCAAGCAAAATTGATCAATTAGTTTCAAGTACTGTAAATGTTATATCCAACGGATTAACTAGTTTGCCTACTTTAGTTCCAACTGGTGTAGGCACTATTAAAATACAGGGAAAATACGGAGCAAATGAACTTCTATTAATTACTAATAGTACCCGAAGTGAAGTTATTTATAACTTTACTAATCCTGCAACAGGCGCTGCCATTAAAATTAAAGACAGTGGTGAAGATACTGATTTTTCAACATATCTACAAACTACTGATGGTGTTACTACTCTTACACTAAACTACGACACTAGCGAACATAGTATTACAGATGAAATACAAATATTTGTAGAAGACGAATATGTAAGAACAAGACCGCATGATTTTGGAACGGATGCTATTGAACGTATGCGTGTTGCAAATCCACAGTCTATGCTTGATGCTGACTTTGAGTACGGACTACAGCCTACTAAGTGGAGTGCAATTGGAACATTGCGCGGATATCCAAGTGTATATGAAATTCCTGGTACTGATGCAAGTGTAATAAGTGTGGTAACTGATGCAAGTGCAGGTACCGAAGGTATCGGCCAGAGTTTAATTACAGTTACTACTGTTTCGCCACACGGTTATGCACCTGGTACTCCTATTACTATCAAAGCTCTTGCAAACTCGGTATTAGGCGCAGCACGGGCAGAAGGTAGTTTTATTATTGTAACTACTCCTACATCTACAACATTTACATTCTACGCAAAAGCTAAAGTTGGTACAACTGCGGGTCAGGTGTTGAGCACAACATACACTCAGTTAAGACAAGCAGGATTTTATACAGGCGCAAACATAGGAAACCCTACATTTACAGTTGCAAGTAATGGTAGTTCAGGTGTAATGAATACACAATTAGCAGTATTAGCAGGACAAGACATTATACCGTTTGACGGTTCAGCTCCAGAAATTGGTTCTCCAATTAATGATGTATCCGGTGCAATACCATTAGGCTCGCAAGTCACTTCTATTAAAAGCACTAGCGGCGGCGGCGGCACTGTTGTAAATCTCGAAGTGCTTGGAGATTATAATATTGGAGCAACTACTATTACAGTTGCAGATTCAACTGGTGCCGAAGCCGGATTAGCTGTAGATAGTGGTAACGGCTATGCTACATATGTAAACGATGTAGTTGGCAATGATATTAATCTAACTTTAGCTACTACAAATAACATTAAAGGTAATACTACAACTTACAATGTAACTGGTGCGACTGTTGCTGGTATTGGTATTGAGGCAACGTTTAATATTTCTCGAGATGCTGGTACATATACAGTTGATGCAATTGTAGATGATGGATTAGACTACGAAGTTGGCGATAGGATAATAATATCAGGAGTGTTATTAGGCGGTACATCTCCCGATAACGATCTAATATTACTAGTTGATAGTATCTTTAGTAATGGCGCCATTACTTCAGTAAGTGTTGAAGGAACTGCATTTGCTGGTAATGCTACAATAACTAACTTAACTCCGCCAGTGAATGGTGGAATTGGTTACGGTGCTGTTGTTGATGTCAGTATAGAAAATAATGTTTATACTTCAGCTACACTAGCTACTGAAGAAAATTATGATTTTGCAGTTAACGATCAGTTAATTATAACTGGAGAAAATTTTGGAACTAATGGCATTCCTGGTACACATGATCTTACATTAAAAGTTACTAGTGTAGATTCCGAAGGTACTATATTAACAGCTACGGTTAGCGGAGTTGCACCTGATAGTACCGAGTCATTCTACAATCCAGTTTGGGCAACAAATAATTTAGGCACAAACGCCCAATTTGAAGTTATAAAAGATGGCACAACTTATACTGTATTTTTTATTAATAACGGTTTTGACTTTATTCCGACAGATGTTATTACAGTATTAGGCAGTACGCTAGACGGTGTTGATACTACAAACGATTTAACTATTACAGTTGATAACGTTAACGGCAGTGGCGGAATAACAGCATTTACAGTAACCGGTTTAGGAACTAATATTGACGAATATCTCAATATACCTGCAGATGCATTAGTTGGTGAATCGTCAATATTTTCAGTAACATTAAATAGCGGCGCTTATAACGTTGGTGTTACATCACCTGGACAGTTCTATGCTACGGGTCAAACATTTACAATTTTAGGATCAGCATTATTTGGTGAAATTGTAACCAACGATTTAGAAATTACAGTTGCGTCAATAAATGCAACTGGCGGTATACTTACTGTTTCGGTATCAGGCACAGCAGTTACTGGCACTGCATCTTATAGTAATCTTGTAGGTGTTAACGAAACACCAAGTGGCGCCGGTGGACAATTTACAATTGTTCGAACTAATGGAACATACGATAGCATAGTAATATTGTCTGCAGGATCCAACTATGGTGTTGGTAATAGAATAATTATACCAGGGACCAATTTAGGTGGTATTTCGCCTCTCAACGATGTACTAATCCAAGTTACTGGATTAACTGGCACTGATGGTATTTCAACATTTACCTCGGAATTTATTGAAGCAAGTGCCGGTGTTAACTTTGATTTAATTGCTACATTCTCTCTTACAGAAATATTATCAATACCGTTACCTGTAGATTCTGAATTAACATATAGTGCATTAGCATCTATTGAAATTGATTTTGCTAATGCTCATGGGCTAGTTCCAGGAGACAGTTTTATTACAACTGTTAACTCAGATAATGGCGTAAATAATCACTTATTAGCGTCTGGATCGTTTATTGCAACATCAATACCAAGTATAACTGCTTTAGTATTTCAAGCAAGAGCCCCAGGAGCAATTGATATTTCTGAGTTTGATATATCCGGAGCAGTATATGCAAGACCTGATAGTTTCTTTGTACACAGACCGTTTGATGGCGGTGTACAGCTAGGTACTGGCGGTCCACAACACGGTGCGCAAGCAATTCGTCAAAGTAAAAAGTATATTCGTTACCAATCAGGTAAGGGTATTATGTACACTACTGGTGCGCTATTTGCACCAAGTTACGATTTACGTAGTGTAACAGCTGACGGCATCGAAGTAGGTAGTTTAATTACAGTTGAAACAGATGATAACGATCATGGCGTACAAGTTGGCGGCATTATACGGTTGTTGGGTCTTGAAACGCCCGGATACAATAGTGGCAACGAAACTGCTGTACCGCCAAAATTTGATTACGAAGTAATTGACGTAATTGACGAACGTAAATTTAAAATTAGAGCTCAACGAAGACTAGGATCTACAAACGCTGCATTAGGGTTTGGCTCACAAATGAGTGTTGTAGCGTGGCATGGCGCAACAGTCCGCTCAGGCATATTTGACGATCAGAATGGTATTTTCTGGGAGTATGACGGTACTAATATTAGTGCAAATCAACGTACCGGTACTAAGCAAATAGCTGGTAATATTTCTCTAAAAGTAGACAACAATCTTGTAACAGGATCAGATACTAGATTTAGAGATCAAGTTAAGGCCGGAGATAGAATTGTTATTAAAGGTATGACCCATGTAGTAAGTCACGTAATTAGTGACACTCAAATGACTATAACACCAGATTGGCGCGGCGTTGTTGATATTACTGGAACAAAAATAAACTTAGTAGTGGATAAAAAAGTTAAACAAGAAGATTTTAACTTAGACCGATTAGACGGCACTGGACCAAGCGGCTACGATATTGATATTGCTAAAATGCAAATGATTGGTATTCAATATAGCTGGTATGGTGCAGGCTTTATTGATTTTATGTTACGTGGAAGCTCCGGCGACTTTGTATTTTGTCACAGAATGCGTAATAGTAACGTTAACACAGAAGCGTTTATGCGCTCAGGAAACTTGCCTGTACGTTACGAAGTTACTAACGAAGGTCCTCCGGGACAACTAGCTGAAGATATGACATTTGATCAAACAACTGTTCCGTTAGTTGATGGTAGTTTCTTTCCACATAGCGGCATAGTTTATATTGACAATGAAATTATTCAATTTACTGGACGTACAGGAAATGCACTAACCGGCTGTATTAGAGATGCAGATTTTACTAATTTCCAAGCAGGTTCAGAACGTACATATACTGCCGGTGCAGCAACATCTCACAGTGCCAAAACTGGTGTAATATTAATATCACAAACTATTACTCCGTTAATTAGTCACTGGGGTAGTGCGTTCCTAACAGACGGCGGATTTGATGAAGATCGCGGTTACATTTTCTCATACGCTGCGACAGGTGTTGCAGTTACTACTACTAAAAATACAGCACTCATGATTAGATTAGCGCCTAGTGTTTCAAACGCTATTGTTGGAGACCTAGGTGAAAGAGAACTACTAAACCGTGCGCAGTTACTATTACAAGGTCTTGAAATTACATCAGACGCAGGCACCGGCGGACTTGTTGTCCAAGGCGTTCTTAATCCGCAAAACTATCCTATTGATCCGGGATCAGTTAGTTGGTCAGGTCTAGGCGGGGTTGCTCAAGGCGGCCAGCCGAGTTTTGCACAAATTGCTCCTGGCGGAGCGATTCAATGGAGTGCTGGCGGATCAGAAGTAACTGTAAGTGCAGTAGTTTCGGGTGATATTACTACAGGTACTTACACACCGCTTGTAAGTGGTACTAGCGAAAACAGTTCGCCTATTGATATATTAACAAGTGTATATAATGGCGTAGGACCTGCTTATACTGGTGTTGATATTTACTCTGTTAATCCCGGCAATGTTTATACTGGCGGAAGTCAAGGAACATACCGTATAACTGGTATTAGAACTAATGGTTCAAATACTTCTATTGATTTTAGAAGTACTACTGGCCAAACTAGACGAGCAACTAGTTGGACAGGTACACCCGGTGTGTTCTTTAGACAGAATGCTTATACTGGATTTACTAACAGATTATTATTTAGTAAAGCAGTATGGGACGCAACAGGTGCTGCCCCAGGTACAGAAGTTTCAACTACAGATACTAAATTTCCAGCTGGTACTGCGGTATCGAGTGTAATACCAAGAACACTAGGTGCTAATGAATTTTACGAGGTAATCTTTAACCAAACTTCTATACTTTCAATATCATCAGGACAAAGTGTTGTATTTGGATTTATTGAACCTGCTTATGCACAACCAGGTGAAACTGTATTCTCGTTCATTGCGGTCCCAGGTGAACGTTCTACACTTGACTTGTCACAGTTGAAAGAACTTACTAATACTGCATTAGGCGGTAGAGGTACATTTCCAAATGGACCTGATGTTCTAGCAATTAACGTTTATAAGATTAGTGGTGCTGCACTTAACGCCAACATCATTCTAAAATGGGGCGAAGCGCAAGCGTAATAAAAAGATTTGCACAGGAGATTATAAAGCCTGTGCAAATTCCCATAAGTCATCAAAAATGTATGTTTGTTTTTGCAATGTTCTGTAAGTAAATTTCTTTAATTCTTTTTCAGTTTCTAGCCCGTAACCTGTTCTTACAAGTACTGGTCTTGCACCCATTTTTACCGCAGCCTTTAGATCAGATATCTTATCACCAACATAGTATCCTTGATTAAATTTAATAAAGGGCACTTCTTTTTCGCATCGCTTAAACATTCCGGTATTTGGTTTAGCATACATGTCTTCTTTTCGACTGCTTGTACTGTAGTACAATGCATCAATATTTGGACACCCTGCCCGTCCTAATAAGTCAAACATATAGCGATGCACTTCTTCAACATCTTCACTTGTCATTAATCCCTTTTCAATGCCGCCTTGATTAGTTATAATTGCGATCTTATGGCCTTTAGCTCTAATCATTGCAACTGCTTCTAAGCTATTAGGTAGCGGGTCAAAGTCTTGTGGACGAGTTACATATGTACCTAAGTCTCTATTAATTACACCGTCTCGGTCTAATCCAATTACACATTTATTTGCAACTTTAATAGCACCAGGCGCATCGCCCTGACCCCAGTATATATTTGTCATTACGATTGTTCCTTATTTGATTGACTATCACCTGGAATAATACGATAGTTATCTTCAACACTATCAGGCGTGCTAACTTCAGTAATACTAGAATTTGCATCTAGTGCTTCTAATTGATGCGGCATTAATGGAGGATTGCGCCAAGTATCGCCCTCTACAAGTTCTTTTTCAATTAGTGTTGCAGTAGCAGTATCAATATACCGTAATTTAAATCTACCTGCATTAACAAACCAAGTTTCGTCTTTTTCTCTATGAAAGTGCATGCTAAATTTTGCACCAACTTTTTCGAATACCATAATCTTACCACAGTAATGTTCGTTAGTGGCCCAAATAAGCTCGTAGCCCCAACCTTTTTTAACAAAACCTTCTAGTCGTGTTGTCATTTTAAAATCCTTTATTAATTGTATGTAAGATTATATACGTTAAAGCTCATTGTAATACGTACAACGTCACTTGAAAACGGATATACTTGGTGTTGTAAATCAGCATCAAACAAGAATATATCTCCTGTTTTAGGAATAATTTTATGTGTATGATTATTGTTTTGGAATTCTAATTGACCCGAACATCTCATATTTGAATCAATCGGAACACTATTAACTTCGCCGGCTATCTCAATAGGAACATTTATCATACAAATTCCACTTAATGCTCCTGCATGTTTATGCACGGGATTAAATTCGTGTTGTCGCTGATAGTTTATCCAAGGCCCTGACCCTAAATCATATTGTACGGCATTAACAGTAGGATCAACATTATTTACAATAGTATTTTGTTGAACCCGTATCATCCGCTCTTTTACATAATTTTTAATATGACTATTTATAAATCTTAAAAAACTTAATTGTTGTATTTCATTATAGCTAACGGTTAACTGTGTTTTAATATTACCGGCTAAATCTTTACCTTTACTAATATTACTTCGTGTGGTTGATTCGGCTATTGCGTTAAGAAGACTCTGTTCGTGACTGTCTGCAACTGAATGATATATAGATGGACCAAATGGTAATAATACGTTATACAATTCCATTTATGTAATCCTCTATTGATGTCCATTGCATATCTACAACAGAATTCAATTTGTCTAAATTAGCACAGGTATACTTTTGATATTGAGCTTTGAGATTTTCTGGCATAGGCACGCACTGTATTGCTGCATTATGTTTTTTAGCAATAGCATTGGCTACTGTTTCAAAACTTGTAGCAGTGCCTGTTCCTACATTAAAAATACCGTTAGTATCTGTAGTCAACATTTTTTCATGTAGTTTACAAATATCTTCTACACATATAAAATCTCTTTTGTAATTTTCGCTGTCTTCAAATAATACAATTACACCATCTTCTTTTGCTTGTTTTGTGAACTTAGTATACGGACTTGCTTGATTGCCTTTATGATCTTCACCAAGGCCATACACATTAAAATAACGAAACCCCTGAATTTTAATTTGAAACTCATCGATAAACTGATTAATAAATCTATCAAATAGATACTTGCTCCAAGCATACGGACTTTGTGGTTGCAACGGCTGATCTTCTGTAAAATGTGTTGTTGGTCCATATACACTTGCGCTCGACGCATACTGAAAATTAGTTCCAAAGTTTTCACAAATCTGTGCAAGTCTCACGCTAAACTCAAAATTCTGTTCTAGTATTTGATTTACGTCTGTATATGTTGTACTGCTAATAGCACCTAAATGAATGCACCAATCGTACCCTTCTGTACTGGGAAGAATTCCAGGTTGCCATTCCCAACCTTCTACTTCGTGTCCTTGGCGTTGCAGATAATGTGCAATATTTTTACCAATAAATCCGTTGTGTCCTGTAATCAATATTTTCATTTGCTTGCCTCTATAATTTTAGTTGTACTGTGACCTTCAACTGTGGCAATAATATGCACAGGTGCTAGGTCATGTCCTACAATTTCTTCTACTGTGTAATCACCGCCCTTAACAAT